AGATGGAATTCTTAAACACGACCTCAATCGTTTCGAGTTGGGAGTACGCAAGATGCTACCTAACGTGCCTCTTCGACAACATGAGTTTGACGCTCTTGTCAGCTTTTGCTTTAAGTTGGGTCTTGGATGCTTTCAGCGTTCAACCATCCGTCAAGCGTTGCTTCGTGGCGATAAAGAAGCGGCTATGGAATCGTTAGTTAAATATTGCAAAGCTGGTGGCAAAATATTAAAAGGCTTACAGAACCGTAGATTAGATGAAAGACGACTTTTTCTTGGTGTATAATAAGTAATCTCAATAACAGAGAATACCATGAAAATTTTAATGATTGATATAGAAGTGTCCCCAAATACAGCTCATGTATGGGGTATCTATGACCAGAACATATCTATAAACCAGCTTCTAGAATCATCATATACATTGTGTTATGCAGCTAAATGGTATGGAGAGTCAAAGATCATGTTTGATTCTATACAAAAGTCTGGTAAAAAGAAAATGCTAGAATCTGTGCATAAGCTTTTAGATGAAGCAGATGCTGTGGTTCATTATAATGGCTCTAGGTTTGATATACCAATCTTACAAAAAGAATTTTTATTATCTGGTATGAGTCCTCCAGCACCAGCTAAACAGATAGATTTGTTACAAGTAGCAAGAAGACAGTTTAGATTTGTTTCTAACAAACTAGACTATGTATCACAAGCTTTAGGATTAGGAAGTAAGACAGAACATGAAGGTCATACATTGTGGGTTAAGTGTATGAATAATGATCGTAAGGCTTGGAAGACTATGGAAGAATACAACAAGAATGACGTTGTGCTTCTAGAGAAGGTTTATGATAAGTTTAAAGCATGGATTAAATCACATCCTAATCATAATGCGTATACTGCAAACACTGTATGTCCAAATTGCGGATCACGCAAATTAAATAAACGTGGCACTCAAGTTAGTTTATCTAGAGTTTATCAACGCTTTCAATGTCAAGGATGCGGTTCATGGAGCAGGTCAGTGAAGTCAGAACAAGTCACAAAAGAATCGGTTATCAGCATATAAGGAAAATTATGAATATTCAACAATTATGTGAGCATATGGTTGGAAAACAGATCGTAGAAGCAGAAGCTTACTACGGTGAAGACGTGCTTATTATAATGTTAGATGACGGAAGCCACATCGAAATAAGTGGTGATGGGCTTTCCGTTTATTCAGAAGTACCAGAACTAGACGATTAAAGTCTTACCATAAGAAAATAATATTTCTTTTGGAACTAAAAATGCTTTTTTACTTTTAGTATCTCCATTTCCTATAAACTCTTTATATATTAATTTATTTAAAAAAATACAATTAATTATATCTACAGGCTTTATGGAAACAAATTTATAATCATCATAAAAAACCCAATAATCTGCTTTTGTTGTTATTAATGCAGATGGCTTATCAAACATTTCTATTTCAATAACTATATTACCTGTTTGATTACTCATTGGGTCATATTTTACCTCTATAGATTTATTTGTTTCTGGTATCCATATATCATATCCTTTATATTTATTTATTAAACTTGCTGAAGGATATTTTTTTCTTATTATTTCTAATAATTTGTTTTCAATATTAATGCCACGAGACAAATCTTTTTGAAATGTGTTAATCATCTACCATTTCTAGTCTTTGTAATTGAGCAGTAATTTCTGGAGGATTAATAGCCTCTTCATCACGCATTACATCAATCAATCTGTCTTTGTACCATTCAGATTTCTCTAAATCTTCCTGTGGATTATTCTTGAAAGGATATCTTAAGTCATACTTAAGTTTTGATCCTTTTAGATAACCAATGAACTCTTCTTTAGTCAAACGACTTTGAATGATATCTATTGCTTCTATACCACCTACCAAGTAATGCTTTGGATGATTTACATTATCCATTTTCTTCCCCTTTTAAAATTTACCTCTAATGTACTTTAAGATTCCGTAATTATAACCACGCATTGTGCAATCTATCAAGGTATAGTCATACAATAATTCATCTATACGTCTTCTATTCCAAGCACTATGGAATTCTATAAGAAATACTACTGGTTGTACAGTCAAGTTTTGTAGTATCTCTATCTCTGCACCTTCAGTATCTATTTTCATGATGTCACATTCTGGCAAGTGTTTAGCAGACATGACTTTAACCATTTCACCTTCTTGTCTTTGCTCTTCACCTTGAAACATGCTAGCTTCACCACAGTTATGCAATCCATAATACATCATGCGTTCACCATCTTCTTTTCCTATGGCTATATTTCTAACGGCTATGTCAGTGCCTTCTATATTCTGTCTTAATAGGTTATAGTTAGCTTTTATAGGCTCATAGCAATCAATCTTTGGGTTATCAAAGAACTCATGTGCCCATACTGCAAAACCACCTACATTAGCACCTATATCAATAATATATGGGCTTTTACCCATACCCTCTATAGCATATTCGCCTTGAAATATCTTTCCTACATGACCAATCATGTCATTTGGAATTATCATACTAACCTTCCACTGTACTGATAAGTTCCCGTATGGACTAATTGTGTCCATGCTGCACCATGTACTTTAATCCCATTATCACGAGCAAGCTTACAGAAATGGTAGTCTTCAGATAACAAGTGACCTTTATCATCTATACTTGTTGCAAAGTATTCAGTAATCTTATCACCTAGATCAGAGTTATCGTTAGTGTCATTCATGTTATGTGTATACGATGGACATTTGTCTTTTAGTTTGTCGAAAACTTCACGTTTTATCAACATAAAGCCTGTGCCACCATATTTAATCTCAAATGGTTTATCTGTAGGTACTAATTGCTTTTCCTTTTCCTCTATAGTGCTAACAACATATTCACCAGTAAAATATTTAAGTTGATTCTCTGGCACTTTCTTTTCTATAGCAAAAGCTACGCCATTCCAATTAATTTCTTTTTTAGGATAAAGTCCACAAAGAACATCTACATCAGCATCAAGCATCTTAAAGAAGTGTTCTGGCTCAAAACTAATGTCAGCATCAATAAACATCATATGCGATGCCTCACTTTTTAAGAAGTCATTCACAAGTGTATTACGACCACGAGTAATAAGGCTTTCGTTATAAAGAAAAGAGAAGTATGCGTCTATGTCTTTAGAGATAAGCCATGCTTGTAGTTTAAGCATAGATTCAAAATATGTGCCATAACACAAACCTCCGTACATTGGTGTTGCTATAAATAAACTAGGCTTCATATTTTATCCCGTGTAATTGTTCAATTAATCTTGCAAACTTAAATATCTTATCTAATGTTACTACTTGACTTCCATATCCAAAAGCATCTTTATATGCCTTTATAATTTGTTCTTGTGTAAGTGGGTTATAGTCCATTATTTGCTTCCGTTAATTTTTTACTATCGTATTTTTTAGTATTAGTAACTTTAATAATGTGTTTAGTATCTGCTATAAGTGGCGTAATAGTAACATTGTGCATTTTATATTTTAAGTCTTTATACCAAGACATTTCTTTAGGTTCTGAAGTCATAAGCCCAGACCATACAAGTGTTCCATTTCCATCAAATTCTTCTACTAAATACGCTATTGGTTTAGTCACAGAATACCAACCTTCCTATTTTAATGTTACAGTTTTTCCATCCAGCTGGAGTATCAATGCTATCATCATAGAAGTGTAGTTTGTTTCCTATAGGATTCTTAATCTTATTAAAGTAAACAGCATCTATAGCTGTATATTTAATTTGTAAGTATCTTTTCTGATCTACTTCTTCATGATTAGCATCTGTCACACCTTGAAACTGACCGTTAGCGTATACAACTTCGCATGGGTCATTGCCATAGTTTTTGCTTTTAACACGATTGCGTATTACATTAAACACACCAATAATTTCTTGTTGCGTTCCTGCTTCGTGATATGCGGCATGAGCATAACAACTCATGTATAAGTCTAACGTATTAGCTTCCATCTGGTCTATAGAATCCGTAAACAAGTGGGTAAATAACTTTTGCACCTACTTCATTAATAACAAACTGCCTTACTTTATCTTTATGAGTACCTGCAAGTTCACAGCATAACGCATAAACATCATTGTCGTCAAATAACCATTGTATAGCTTCTACTTTTGTTTTATTAGCTATATTGTTTTTACTTGTTGTGCTTCTACTACTTCCTTCAGTTATGTCTTTTTTGCTTTTTGATGGTACATATACAGCATCTTCTATTGCTTGATTTAGCATAGAAATCAACAACTTACCTTCAGGTGTGAATGCTAATTCGCTAGTATTATCAAAATCTATAATCTCTTCCATAATGTCTCCGTATTTTCATTAGGGTAATATAATTACTTTATGTTTGACTTTACCTGTATAAATCATGTAAATTATATCTACAGGCAAATTGCTTGGATTTAATAAGGACAAACATCATGTGGACAAAACCAGCTGCTACTGAAATGCGTTTCGGCTTTGAAGTTACAATGTATGTAATGAATAAGTAATCCAAGAGAGGGTGTTCCTAAAAAGGAACATCCTCATCTTCTTTAGAAGCAGGCTTAACATCGCCTTCTTTTATTTGTACTGATCCAGAAATAAACTTACCCTTCTGACCTTCTCTAATCCAACCACTAATTCTAAACTCAATACCATCTACATTTAAATTACCTGTGTAGTCTGGGCGTTTTGGATTGTCACCTTTATCGTTTTTAAATAACGAAAATGTATTTGTATTATCATACTGTGCCATGATGTTTTCCTTTTAAATAAATACGTTGAACAACTGACCCTCTAAAGCAATCAGGATTTTCTTTTACTATACTTGTTACTACTTCATCAAGCTTGTGAATATAAACGTTTTGCTGTCTTTCTTTTAACTCTACAAAACGATCAGAACGCATATTACTATAACAAGCTTTAATTCTATCTTTTTGTTCCGTAGTTAAACTCATTTAATCTCCTTCAGTTTATTAATTACATCATCTACTTCACTCAAGAACTGCTTTACTTCTGCTTCTAGCTCTTTTTGATAGTCTTGATCTGCTTCTACACGCTTAACAAATACTTGTAAATGCTCTGGAAACATTGGGTTGTAACTTACAAAGTCACACCATTTGCGACCAGTGCATAACAGCTGAAATTGTATTTGTGGCATATATTTGCTAGGAACATCTTGACTCATTAATGTCTCTGTGTGTGTTGTACCCATAGGACATTTGATCTCAATGATTCCATCTTCGCCTACCATACCATCAGGACTTGCACCAGCTTCCAAAGTAGGGTGCTGAATAAACCCTACTTCTTCCACTTCCCCGAATTGTTGCACATATCTTTCCCTAGCATAGAATTCTCTGTCAATTCCATCTTGCATTGCTTGGTTAATATATGTTTCTTGCTTTTCACCTGTAAGTCTTTCACTTACTAGCTGAATCTTATAGTTACGTCTAGATGCAGACTCACCACTTTTAATCTTTGCTAATATATCAGCTACACGACTGGCTGTTACTTTGCCTAGACGTGCTTTAAACCACTCTTCTGAACGTTGTTCCATTAGATAAAGTCCTCTGATTTAGTATCTTTCATTTTAAATGTTGCAGCACCAGCACTAGCATCTACTGCGTCAGACTCTACAATCTCAAACGCATTAACCCATAGATACCTACGAATGTATGTCAACACTGCTCCCAAATTTTGCACGTCATGGCAACCTTTTAACGCTGCTGTAGACATAGGACATTTAAACTCAATGAATTGTGTAGCATCATCAATGTTAGCAACAGTAAGAATTGCTATGTCTGTATAAAATGTGATATGTCCGCAAATACCTACATCATTACAAATCTTTTGAATTGTAGGTAAGAAATCACCTAGCTCAAAATATTTATAGCCTGCAAATTTATTGTGACCAGATTTAGTTAAATGTGTATCTTGTAGTTTTAATCTAGCTTGCATCAGTTTTTTGTGTATACTCATTACATTCTCCTTTAGATTGGTTTCCATTATTTGTTTTTCCATCATTACTTGATCGTGATACATCTGTTGATCCATATCTTTTCTCCCACTCATCATTTGACTTTTTAAACTCGTCTGTTATTTCTTTTAATATTTCTGATACTCTTCTTAAGTTAGCCATAACAATACTCCATATCCAATTACGAAAAGGCATACTATCACAACAAATACTTTTTGTGTAAACTTTTCTTCTTCGTATGCAAAATCTTTTTTATAGTCAACACCATATCTTTCTTTATAACTTCTAGGAGTTTTAAAATCCCATTGGTTATAGTAAGTATAGTTTTTATCTTTATCCCATCCCCATTTCATAACTCTCTCCTTTGAATGTTTAGCCATTCTACTCTCATTTAAATTATTGTCAAGAATTATTTGAAAATAAATAATTGACAAGTTTTTATTATGGTGATATAGTCGCATCTCATTTCAACAAAGGAGATAGTAATGACATTTACAGAAGCTTTATCACATTTTGGCAACTCTAGACGCAAGATGGCTTATGCGTTAGATATATCTATTCAAGCAGTGCAGATGTGGGCTAAAAATGCAGAGAAACCCATTCCTACTAAACGTGCTGAACAAATACAAGAAATACTTGTAAGACGAAATGCAGCTGTATAGATTTATCGTTCTAGATGAGTTTGGTGAACCTTTAAGACGGTTTGCTACTAGAAGAGAGGCTAAATGGTTTATGGAAAATAGACCAGAATTTAAACTAAATATTATACCACAAAAGAAGGAAGTTGTGGATATGGTAAAACTATACGGGGAGTGTTTATTTTGAGAATTAAAAATTGGGAAAAGTTTCAGCATTATACTCCCATGAATCCAAGATTCCAACAAAAGATGACTTGGTTCAAGGTTTATGGTGATGATTTACTGAATGATCCTGACTTTATGGGTCTTTCAGACGAGTGTCAAGCAATGCTAGCAAAGTGCTGGTGTCTTGCTAGCAGGAAGAATGGCGAACTACCTGACGTAGATGGTATTGCATTTGCTTTAAGAAAGGATAAATCCTTTGTAATCAAGACTTTAGCTAAACTACAGGGGTGGTTAGAGGGTGACTGCTATCACATTGCTAGCATAGAAAAAGAAAAAGAAAAAGAAAAAGAAAAAGAGGTTGTGTTTTTTGATTCATTTTGGAGTTTGTATCCAAAGAAAGTCGCTAGAGAATCTTGTTTGAAAAAATGGAAATCAAAGAATCTTGACAAGTTTGGTGAGAAAATTATCAATCATGTTAAAGCTATGAAAGAAACTAAACAGTGGCAAAAAGAAGATGGTACATTTATTCCTATGCCATTAACTTACATCAACCAAGAAAGATGGGATGTAGAAGTAGAAAAGAAAAAGAGTATATGGGACGGTGCTAAATGAATCTATCAGACGTTATGGAGTCACTGACCGTAGACAAGAAAGTTATTAATGAATATTACGAAAGGGAATATCAACATGCGGAATTTAAAATTAAGAGTACGGATATATTTACTGAAGATGTCATTAAATATTTTAATGATGAAATGCACTCTGGCAAATCTTTGGGTTTCATTAAAACGGAAGAAGACTTTAGGATAAGACCTGCTGAACTAACAGTTCTCACAGGTGTGTCAGGTCATGGTAAATCTATGTGGCTTTCACAAGTCATATTGTCTCTAATGACTCAAGATACTAAATGCTTGATATCATCACTTGAGATGAGACCTGTTCTAACTCTTGCTAGAATGATTCAGCAAACTTTGAAGACTACTGATCCAACAGATGACTTTATCAGAAAGTTTTGTGAACGTGCTAAAGACAAGTTATACATTTACGACCAAACAGGATCTACTACATCACAAGATATGATTGCAACGATTCATTATGGTAAACATGTTTTAGGTTGTGAAGTATTTGTGATTGACTCGCTTATGAAGATGTCAGATATATCTGAAGACAATTATGAGAAACAGAAATTGTTTTTAGATACTCTAGCGACAACGACAAGAGATACACAGACACACGTTTTCCTTGTGGCTCACACTCGTAAGATGTCAGA